TTCGATATCATTAGTGAGCACATTTAGATACTCTGGTTTCAATACAAAGATATTTCTTTTCGCTTCTTCCTTTCTGACTGCATCAATGTAATTTGAAATTGCTTCAGATGCATTTGACACTGTTATGTTTTGCTGAGTTGCTCTCTCGTAGTAAGTAAATGAATACATCTCTTCAGTTCTCAACCCCTTTCTGAGAACAACACGACCAGACTCATCTTTTATTTCAATAGTCTCATAGTGATGAGTCTTTTGGAGATTCTCTTCACTTCCATAAATGTCAATAAGATAATTGTAGAGTGAGTCATTCGATAACGGCCACTCGTCTCTCACATTAATAATATTATTTGCTAGTAGAATAACCCAATCAAACTCTTCAGTATCATATAACTTCAATGATACTTCATCTGGACTCTCTTCTCCGACAATAGAATACTTGTTGAAGAATGTTAAGTTGACAAATATATCGGATCTGAGTTCTCCTCTTTTGAATAGATTCTTAACTCTGGTATATTCTGATGATAGGTTTGAATCCAGATTAACATAGTTAAAATCTGGTACGTTCCTGAAGTAAGTTTTGATTGCCATTTTAGTAACCTATAATCGTTTTGTCATTAAGTCGATCATAATCATCTGCATATATTGGATCAAGTTCTTGAAATACCATTGTTATAGTATATTTGACCATTGAACCACCATCTTCACCTCCTTCATAGGTCATGTAAGATCCTTCTGGAGTATAATCAGTTTGTAAGTCTTTCAAGGCACAAGGTCCTTTTACTCGCCCAATGTATGGGTGATCGTCTCCATTTTTGTATAAGTATCTAATTCGAAATACGTATGGAGCTTTTAGGAATGACAATCCTTTTGTTCTTTGGATTGCCATTGCTTCCTTAAATGTACGAATAATTTTTCTAACTTCTACTGCTTCCTCTTCATCTCTAGGAGTGAATTGAAATTGGTAATTAAATGATCTAGTTCTTGGACCTTCGAATAGGGTTTCTAAGTTTGGATTTAGAACACTACCAGTAAGTCTACTTAATAAATTATTCGCTTGTGCTGCTTTTCCTGCAAAATATTTTTCAAGAGCACTTTTAATTGTTCCACTGTCAGCCTTTGTCCTATCTACTAATCGTCCTGCTGCATCTTGTGCTCCACCAAACCCAGTTTCAATAAACCCTAAAGATAAACTTGCAATACCTAGTTGAACCAGGTTGATTCCGGTATCTGTCCAGTTTACTCCGTTGGTGTCTGTTACTGGTGGTTGAATTGCTAAACTGATTGATCCTATTGCATCTTGTTTTATTCTTTGTTTTGCTCCAGTGAATAATGTTGTTGGAGCACCAGCATCTTGAGTTTGACTACCAGATGTTGTTTTTGATTTTGAAAGAGTTTGGTATTTTACAATTTCAAATCTGATAATATCTTGAACATTCAATGGTATTTGTTTTGGATATGTCAGACTTTCAAAGTCTTTTCTAACACCAAAGGTTTCTTTCTCTGGTTCTACTGTGGGTTTTGAACTATCTTTATTTTCATCTTCAGTTCCTACAGATTCTACTGGAGGGACTCCTGGAACATTAGTGATATTTTGCCTGTCTTCAGGATCGAGATTGGTTACATCATGTTTAACTACCTTAATTAAGAAGTCTCCATTAGTCTCTCCTGCTGTCCTTAAATCTGCTGATAGTTGATCCCATGTAGGGTCAACTGCTGCTTTGGTTGGGATTGTTTGCCCACTTTGTCCCACTGCGTACCACTCTCCACCTCCACCTTTAGATGGACTCCATACTGCAAGTTCTTGTCCTTGAAGGGACGTGGGGGTTTGTCCAGGTAATGATCTACCGTCGTCCTTATACACTGTTACAGAACCAGTCTTTTTATTAGCACTGTAAATCACCTGGACAAGAGTGCTATCTTGAACAGTCCTTTTTTGTGCGTTTCTTCCCGTAGTTTTTGTAAAGTTGTATTTTAACTCTGTTCTACCTAAGACAACCAGATCGGACATTATAACTGGACACTTTGTTAGTAGAGATATTTATAACCCTAACTCATATTCCGTTATAATCTTAAAGTTCATCATATGATCTGCACACCACTCTTTCGCTGCCTTCCATTTTGCTACATTCTTGGCATAGGTTAGAGTCTCGTTAATCAAAGTCTTCTTTCTCTTCTTTGGTGTTTCTACTGGTGGTACAGTTTGTCTTTTTGGTTTTACTTCCACCACATATTTTTTGACACTGCCATCATTCTCATGGACTTTGATTATAAAGTCTGGAAAATATCTTCTTACCTTTCTGGATGTTGGATCATAGTATGGGATGAAAAATTCTTCACTACCCCATTCTAGTATTGCGGGATTCCTATCGCAATACTGCATGAACTTAACTTCCCAAGAACTTCTGTATATGATGTTATTATAATCGCCCTTATACTTGTCAGGATTTCTTGGGTGAAACCTTCCCTGATGATACTTACTATTTTCTCGCATACATAATATATACACCAGACTATTTAGAAATGGCACAAAGCTCCGGCATATCAAAAATTGGAGTTAGTAAATTAAAAAGTACGTTACTCAAACCAGCATTAACGTCAAATTATATTTGTGAGTTTACATCTCCTTCAAGTGTGGAATCCCTTACTGGATTTGTTAGACCTTCAAATGAATTAATTACACTATCATGTTCTGAGGCTTCCTTGCCAGGATCTTCAGTTGCTACTATGGATATTACAAATGATTTTCATGGTGTAACTGAGAAGCATGGATATAGGAGAATGTATGATGATAGAGCAGACTTCCAGTTTTATGTAGATTCAGACTACAAAATGATTGGGTACTTTGAAAGTTGGATTGCATATATTACTGGAGATAATGAAAGAAGGTTGGATGGTAACTATACTTATAGAGTGCAATATCCAAAGGACTATAGAACAAACTTTTTGATTACTAAGTTTGAAAGAAATCTTGAAGGTAAGTATTTGAGATATGAGTTTATTGATGCATTCCCATCAAGCATTAACTCAATGCCAATTTCTTATGATGCATCTCAACTATTGAAAGTCTCAGTATCATTGTCCTATAGTAGATACGTGGTGAGTAGTGGAGTATATAACTCCAAGTATACTCCAGCAAGATTTGATGGTGCGGACAATGCCACTGATCTCTTTATAGAGAATAATGATAACCTACCACGACTTGGAGATCCAGTAAATAGAAGTCGTCTATCATAAGGAATCCAATTTAACCATCTAAATAACTTCATCTGAATTGTAATTTTTTAAAATGCCTTTACCTAAGATTGCGACTCCAATCTATGAATTGGAATTGCCTTCAACTGAACAGACTATTAAGTATAGACCATTTTTGGTAAAAGAAGAAAAACTTCTAGTGATTGCATTAGAATCTGATGATCAGAAACAAATTACTAATGCTATCAAATCAGTAATCAAAAACTGCATCATTACTAGAGGTGTTAAGATTGATTCTTTACCCACCTTTGATATTGAATACTTGTTCTTGAACATTCGTGGTAAATCTGTTGGTGAAGAAGTAGAACTTCAAATCATCTGTCCTGATGATGAAGAAACTTCAGTACCAGTGAAGATTAATATTGATGAGATTAAAGTTCATAAGAGCGAAGATCATACCAATTTAATTAAACTTGATGATAACCTAATGATGGAAATGAAGTATCCATCATTGGAACAATTTGTTAAGAATAACTTTGATGCTGAAGAAGAAAATTTGATGGAGCAATCCTTCAAACTAATTACTTCTTGTATTGATAAGATCTTTAGTGATGAAGAAGTTTGGACAGCATCTGATTGTACCAAGAAAGAAATGAATGATTTCTTGGAGCAAATGAACTCACAACAATTCAAAGAAGTTGAAAAGTTCTTTGAGACAATGCCTAAGTTATCTCATAAGGTGACAGTCAAAAACCCTAATACAGATGTTGAAAGTGAGGTCACTCTGGAGGGACTATCCAGTTTTTTCGGATAGGCCTGATCCATATGGATCTGGAGAGTTATTATAGATTAAACTTTTCCTTAATGCAGTACCATAAATACTCATTAACGGAGATTGAAAATATGATACCCTGGGAGAGGGATGTATATATTGAGTATCTGAGACAGCATCTTGAAGAAGAGAAACTGAAGCAGCAACAACAACAAGGCGCATGAATCCAGTAAAAGAAAACATCGATTCAAGAATCCTTAGACTATTAGGTCTTGAGGATGTTTTCGACCTGGATTATAGTACCTATGCTACTCTCCTAAAAGAGAAATTAATTGAAGTTTCTAGGGGTGGTAGAGGCGTGCCTCATGAAGAGGTAGAACTTCTAAAGAAAGAGTTCAAGAGAGTAAGAACAAAAGAAGGAAGGTTTGCTCCTAAAGCAAAGAAGGTAAAGGTTGATAATGTAACTAACCTGGGCAGTATGAGAAGACTGCCTGGAACTGCTGATAAGAAGAAGAGTCCTACTCAACAAAGGACTGAGGAAAGAAAAGAGCAACAGAATACAAAGAAGGTTGCTGATATTTTCACAAACATTAAAAATTCTTTGAGTAGTATTAATAAGACTATCAAAGATCAACTGAAGTTGGATCGAAAGAGATTTGGATTTAATAGAAGAAGAGCGGAGAATAATAGGAGAAGAGATAGAGAAGATAGGTTAGAATCTGTAAAACAGCAGGAGACAATTTCAAAAAGATCAGAGAAAATTTTTGCACCATTCCAAGGTTTCTTTGATAATCTTTTAAACTTTGTCGTTCAGACATTGCTTGGAAGAGCAGTCTCAAAGTTTTTTGAGTTTGCTGAAGATCCCAAGAACAAGCAGAGGATGGAAACGCTTGGTAAGTTCTTGAAGGATTGGTGGCCTGCTCTGACTGCTGCTTGGTTCTTATTTGCAACTCCCATCGGCAAAATTGTAAGAGTCATTACCGGTACAATTGTAAAGTGGACAGTCGCATTAATAAGGCAGATCCCAAGACTGCTTAGATTTATCCGGAATAATCCAATGACAGCTGCAGCCGTTGCAGTTGCTGGAACTGCTGTTGCTGCTTATCTTGCAAATCAAGAGGGAACTGCAACTGTTAAAGATCCCGATGATCCAAACAAATCTCAGATGGATGAGATTAATGAATTTGGTGGGATGATTGGATCGCCTCTTCAGGGGATATTTGGTAATAGCAATGGTGGTTTGATTGGAATGATGGGTGGTGGAAATGTTTTTAGTGGATTGGTTGGACGTGGATCAGGAACTACTGTGAGTGGTGCTGGACCTGACACACAATTTTTCCCAGTTGAAGGTGGTGGTGGAGCAGTTCTACAAAGAGGTGAGTCTGTTCTACAGGTTGGTGCTCGTGAAAGGATCATGAATGAAAGAGGATTTGACCCACTATCATACAACACCGGACCAAATGCAAATAGACCAAGAAGGTTGAAGTCTATTTCTAGAATGTTTGGTATGAATATGGGTGGAGTTGTTGG